ATAATCTTCAATTGTTCCATATGTTTCTACCTTCAATCCTTCTTCTTTTACAAGATCATTAACTAAAGCTAAGAACTTTACATTTTCCCAAGTTCTTGTGTATTTTGTTTTAATTCTTTTCTTTACTGATAATGCTTTAATGGTATATGCTCCAGCACTACATCCAAATTCATCTACATACATTTCTCCTGTTGAAAATGGTTCTTCAATAACCTCTACAACATGATTTTTCTTAAAATCCCATTTCCTACATTCATTTTTTATATCTGCAAATGTAATGGCAAGACTATCAGCCTTGCCACCCATATTATCTATAATTATACATTCTGATACTTGTACGTTAATTTCTGTATTTTCATATATTACTTTCATTAAAATCACCTGCTCTTCCAAGGTGGTAATGATGTTGTATTGGTTTCTTTTAAAATTGGTATCATTAATTCAATTCCATATTCAAATTGAATAGTTCCAATATACTTGGGGTTCATCTGCATTATAAAAATCGAATACTTTTCTTCACCATAAAAGTCTAAAGCCAACTTATCAAAAGTATCATTTTCATTTGTTACATGTGTATAATACTTTCTAGCTGCCATAACACTCCCTCTTTTCATCTGCTAATGAATTTAATACCATTTCTTTAAATTCTTCAAAGCTTTGTTTTAATTGCTTTATAGTTTCTGCATCTGCATTTCCACTGATTTGAGGTGCAAATATAAAATTATTCCCTTCCCCACCTTGGTTTCCTTTATAACCTATGGCTGTTGCTGTTTTTTCTAATAATGATATACTCCTTGGATTATTTCTTTTAAGTGGAATTGCTGCTTCTGGCCCTGCTTCTCCAAAAATAGAAGGAACATTTGTAATACCACCTTTTGCAAACATTGGTATCGCCGGAATGTTAACTCCGAAATGCTGTCCTCCAACACTTGGAACCCAATCAGGAATATCTACCTGAATTTTTGAATTAATTTCACTTATTGCCGCATTTATTAATCCTATAACTGCGTTAAGTGGTGCTTTCATTACAGTTCCTATTCCATTCATTATTCCTGAAAATATTTGAACTATTCCATTCCAAGCAAGTGACCAATCCCCCGCAAATACTCCACTTACAAAATCAATTACTCCACTGAATACCATTTTAATTGATTCCCATACACCTCCTACAATATAGAAAAATGTATTCAATATTTCTCCTAATGCTCCAAAAGAAGTTGTCCAATCAGTTTGCATTGCACTTGTAAGCCATGCATCAAATGACTGAATTCCTGCCTGTATGCTCTGCCACATTCCAATAAAGAAATTTCTAAACCCTTCACAGTTATTCCACAATAAAATAAAAACAGCTACTACTGCCATAATAGCAATGACAATCCATGTCAGTGGACACGCTAAAAATGCTGAATTTAAAGCCCATTGAGCTGCTGTTTGTGCTCCTGTCGCTAAAGTACAAGCACCTCGTACTATAGCATCCTTAGCATTGATTGCCATTGTCTTTAATGATTGTATTCTTTCAGTCACTTTTAAAGTATTAAGTACCTTATGAGCTGCACTTTGAGCACCTGTTGCTATCGCTGAACCTTTTCTTACAATGGAATCCTTAATATTTAATGCAATTAATTGAGCATCAACTATTTTTCCCTTAGCTTTAGCCATGTTTAAAGATACAACCATACTTCTTAATAGTTGCATTGAATCATATACTTTTTTAACTTCTTGAATGCCAGCCGATACTGTGCTTATAACTTTCCATCCCACAAATGCTTTCCCTATAAACTCAGCTATAGCTATTATTTGTGGCCCATTATTTTGTACATAAGTAAAGACTTCTCCTATCTTTGGAGTTACATAATCCACTCCATCTGAAACTTGTTGAGCAAATCCAGTAAATTTTTGAGCCCATATATCAAAAGTTCCATCCGCTTGCATTTGAGTTAATTTATCTGCTACACTTGATATCTTTTGTTTAACTATATCAAAAGCTGAACCTGCAACTATTTCTCCTTTTTGACTTATACCAGCTATTTGTGCAAGTCCATTTTTACCAACTCCAGTAATTGTAGACACTAATCCATTAAATGACTTTGACTGAATATCCATAGCTCCGGCATATCGTTCTTTCATTAATGAAAACAACGCAGCATTAAAAGCTTTTTGGTTTGTTATTTGTCCTTTATTATTAACAATTTCTATTCCAGATAAAGTTTTTGCGCCTTGTTGAATAATCATATTTTTAGTTATACCAAATTCTTTTAATCTTTCAAGTTCTCCTGTTTGTGCATCTGCAATAGCTTCTGTTGCCTGGTCAATAGATTTTCCCATAGCTGCAGCCATATCTCCTGTAAGTGGCAGAACCTTTTTAGCCTCAAGCCCATAAGATGTCATTTTCACAGTTGCATCAACAATTTCTCCAGTTTCAAAGGGAGTTTTATTTGCATAATCATTTGCCCATGCAAAAGTTTCTGCAGCTTTTGTATTATCTTTCATAACAACATTTAATGTATTTCTATATTGCTCTAAACTTGCAGCTTGATCCAACATAGATTTCCCAACTTGAGTACCAGCTGTAGCTACTGCACCAGTAAGTAATGCTGCTTTTACTTTTCCTGAAATACCTTGAACTTGTGCCCCTGCATTTTCTGCCAAGGATATACTTTTCGAATTTATCTTCGATATTGAATTTGATGCTTTACTAGCAAACTGAGCCACACTAGAAAATGCTTTTTGGAGACTCGGATTTAAAATACCGCCAATAGCAATATTAGTCTGTAATGTCTTTGCCACAGCCTCACCTCTTCTCTTTATTCATCATTTTCTTATATTCAGCATTTCTTCTATCAGATTCATCTGCTAACGAATCATAATACTCGAATAATTCAGTTAGTGTCATTGAGTAACAATCTTTTCTTGAGTTTGAAGTTTCAAGAGTAATTTGTACAATTATTTCTTTTAAATATTTTCTTCTTGGAACCCACCCAAGCTTGACATAAAAAAATCTCTTGCACATGATGCCGCCCTTGCATAATCATATAATTCAAGTTTTTGAACATCACTATATAAAATTCCAGCAGCTTCAGCAAACATTCTAGCTCCTATAATAGGATCAAGTTCATAACTTGATGAAACAACATGTTTGCTTTTAGTTGCCTCATTAAATACTTTTTCAATGCTGCTTCCACTTAGGCTTTCAAAGTCATATTTAATCTTCTTAACCTCTGCATTATCAATTAATACTGGTTTCTTCAAGATTAAAACATCTGGTATTTCATCTTCTTCATTACTATCAAGTTCCTCGAACAAATATCCTCTAGTAAGTCCAGCTGATTTACTATAGTCAGCAACACCTAACCTTTGTATGTCCATATAAGCGTTACTTGATGCTTCAGCAAAAATTCTAGCCCCTATAACAGGATCTAATTCATAACTAGCAGTAAGTAAATGACCACTTTTTATTGTTTCTTTATATACTTCTTCAAGATTCTTGCCAGTTAAATCTACATAATTATAATTAATTTTTTTTACTTCTTCTCCATCTATCATTATTGGCTTTTTTAACACTAATACATTGTTTCCCATTAAATATTCCTCCTAAAAATTAAGCAGCCAAGAATTTTCTTGACTGCTTTAAATAATAAATTATAGATATTCCTTCAAACTATCATACATGTTTACTCCATTTATGGCATAAATACCATTGAGTTTGTCTATATTTAATACTTCTTTGCCGTTTATTATTCTTTTATATGCTATAACTTCAAATGCTGCACTTCCATCTTGTGCAGCTCCTGGCTCAAGTTTCCCTTCTTCAGCTTTTTTATTTATTACTTTTAAAAATGCTTTATGTCCAACTGGAGTAACTCTTGCTGTTGATGGATCTATCATATCAGTTGCCCATCTGTATTCAAGTTCACTAGCTGTTATTAAATCTCCCCAGTTCTCATTTGCTGCTCTTGTTGCAATTTCTGTCTCCATAGAACTTATTTGACCGTATGTTGGGAAATCTATTTCTCCAATTATTCCAGAGCCTTTAATCGTGTCAGTTATTTTTTCAATAGAAGGTAATGTTACCGATGTTGTATCTAAAATTTTTGTTGCTCTCCCATCTTTTCTAACATAAACACTATATTCTATAACTTTGTTAGTAATTTGATCCATTATGCTTTATCCTCCTCTCCATATAGAGAATCAATTCCTACCGAACTATACTGAACCTTTTGAGTTATTGATTTAGCAGGTGGAGTATTAGTAACAAGAGTATTAAATGCAAAATCACCTTGAATTAAGTCTGAACGTGAATTGTCAGATTTATTAAACTTAATTTCCCCATATAATAACTCTCCAGCACTTACATATGCATTTAATATCATTTGTTCTGAAACAAGTAACGCATCAATGTCATGGCGAGTCATAGGAGAATCTATCAAATCAATATTTCTAAGTTGAAAATCATTTAACAGATACTTATTCATCATAATATTTACATCAAATATTTCTTCTGGCTTTGTTGTCTCTATATAATCGTAATTAGCCATGTGTGGCCCCCAAAGTACATACTTGCCAGCTGAATATATTGCTGTAGTAATTCCTTTTTCATTTAAACCGTTAGCTTTTTCCTGACTAAATTTTATTTTTTGACCATTCGTAACTAATCCATTTATATCAATTTGTTTATTTGATGCACTTTCATATGGAACATCCTTATTTTTAACATCTGTCTGCAGCTTTCTAACAATTGCAACTATAGACATCCATAATTCTTTTTCACCAACTTTAACCTTTGGCCAACAAACTTTTTCACTATTGTATTTATAGTTATTATCTGTTTTCCACTTTATAGCTGCCTCTCTATTAGTTGCTACTTTAGAATCAATATCTACGTAACAAACAGCTTCCCACCTATCTGTTATTTTAGATGTTGAAGATACTAGAGCCTGTTCTACTTCTTTTATTTGAGAATACCCAGGAGCAGCTATAATTGCTGGTACTAAATTAAGCTCTTCATATACATCTGAAATCGCTTTTATACCTGTTCTTTTTTCACTTGATTCATCATATATTCCAATAACATCAGCTGAAGTAATTGCTGTTGGATCTACTTTCTCATAACCTACTGAAACTGTAGCAGTCAATTTATCACCTGTAATTTGAAGTTTTCCTGAATCATTGTATTTTACGTTATAATCAACTCCTAAAACTTCATCAGCTATCTCTACACTTTCAATTAGTGCATGATCTTCAATATATCCCACACCATTAATAAAACTTATTTCTTTTGTATTAGATACTCCTTTAGTTGTATCTAATACAATTACAACTATAGGCCCTATTGGCTTTATCTTATTTGCAAAATGGGCAAATATTACTGCTGACAATGTAAACATATTAAAATTATCATTATCTCTGTAGCCAAGCTTTAATTGAGCTTCTTCTAAATTTCTAATTATTAATGGTTTATTTATTTCTCTTGTTTTTACTCTATGGATTGGAGCTGTCCCAATGTACACTGGAACTGTTTTAGTTGTACTTATAGATTCACTACTTGCAACCAATTCTCCATATATACCATGTTTATATCCCATGTTTTTAACACCACCTTATAAATATTCTTGATATCTTTCTGTATTAAATGGCAATGGAGCAATAGACACTGTAAAGCTCATATTGGCTGTCCAATATGGATAACTTTGTTCTTTGTCCATGCTCCATTTTATTGGTTTATTTATACTAATTTTTTCTTCAATTATTGGATTTTGTGATAACTCCATTCTGATTTTGGTCATTAGATTTAATAAATCCATATAACCTTTCCCATTTAAATTAATTTCACCATTTTTTTGAGTTTCTCCTGGATCATAAGTAGCAATTTTAAGTCGTATATTAAGAGTTGAATCACTATTATCATCTATACCTTCATCAATCATTACAACAATGGATGGAATTGAATAATTATATTCATCTAAGTTCTTAAGTGGTATCCATCCTTTATAAACAGTTGGATTAACCAATTCATAACTTCTTTCTCCACTTATAATTCCCTTTTCAGGTGGTTTTTCTAACTTAATTTTACTGGCTACATTTTTTTCTAAGAATATAGCCAATCCTTTTATAACATCAACATCTGTCATATACTCCTCCTATCTTGTTAATCTATTTAACCTATATTCCACTTCATGCTCAATTCTTCTTTGTAGCTGTTCTGAAGCTTCTCTACTAACATTTTCATTTATTTTAGCATTACTTATCATTTGTGGAATTGATAATGTTTTTAAAACCTCTATTGGATAAGATTTTGAAGTTTTTCTTCTTACTATTTGCAAATTTCCACCAAGTGAAGCAACAAAAGGCTGTGGATCTCCATTGACTTGCTTATATCCTGTTCTTTTAACTTTAACTTTTACATTTGCACCTTTGCTCCATCCTGCCTTCAAGTTTGCTGGAAAATGACTTAATGTTAATACTCTACCTTTTGAATTAATACTAGCTGTTAAGCTGCTACTATTTGCTTTTTTTATCTTAAATGTAGCAGCTACTTCACCAGACTTAATAAAATATTCACTTGTAACCTCTTTTTTAACTTTTTTAGTTACAAAAGTAATTGTTCTATTTAATGCTGCTGATGTAGCCTTTGGAACTTCCTTTGGAAAATCTCTCAATTTAGCAACTGTTCTTTTTAATTCCCTATCATCAATTTTAATATTTATAGCCATTAGTTTTTATTTGATTGAAGTATTACTTCATATACTCCTTCATCAAGCTTTGCATCAAAAATTATATAAGGAACTCCATCAAACATTTGAATACTATCAGGTGTAGGTTCTTTTAACAACTCCTCTTCTTTAGCAAAATACAACATATCGGCTTGGACAATTCCATCATATTCTTTTTTGTTTCTACTTTTTAAGGTTTCATTATCAACTATAACATTAACAATCTTGCCATCTATAACGTGATCTTCACCAAATTCTTCTTTATTAAAGAATACATCTAAATCATTGTTAAGTTGTTCTTTAAAATTCATACCTACCCTCCAATTCTGAAAGTTTATTTCTTTTATATTTATTGGCAAACACTTTCTTTAAATCTTTTCTATTTGATTTAAATTTGCTATCAATTTTAACTGCAACTTCTAATTTTATCAATCTTTCAGCTTCTTCTTTAGTAATATTAGTTATAATTTCATTAGCAATATATTTAATTCCATCGTGACTTATGTTTTCTAAACACTTTATACTCATAATAAAAAGGTGTTCCTCATGAACACCTTTATTTATAATACCTTTGAAATATACCAGCTATCTACTTCAACTGGTGCTGGTAATGGTTTGGACATTACTTGAAGAAATCTTCTTGCAGGTTTCTTTTCAATCCAAGTATCAGGACATCTAGCCCCCTCAACAGTAATAAAGTTTTCACTAACTTTATCAATAATCGTATTTGATGCATAAGCCATAAAGAAATTAGCTTCTGTAGAAAATAAGCCAACATATCCTGATGGAATTAATGGTTTTGTTTCTGGTTCCGATGGATTTGTCCAATCATCTAAATACCATTCATCATATGAATAAATATCTAATCCTAGCGTTGGAATAGTTCCAATGTAAGTTGCACCATTTGGTAGTTCTTTAGGAATTATAACCGCTAATTCAACATTTTTAATATCCAGTACTTTTTGCACATTACTATTATTTATAAAAGCATCTACTACATCACTTGCCATAATACAAATGTTAGGATTTATCATCCCTTTCTTTTGAACTTCTTGTCTCATTGCTTTTAATTGTGCTATTGGATTTGATTTAGTACTATTCCATAAATCATCACCTGATTTAGTGTCTTTATTAGAAAACTCAAAATCAATTTCTTTATTTATAGATTCGCCTTTTATAAGAATCTTGCCTGTAAATAATGCTTGAGCACACATCCATTCTTCTCTTCTTGTAATCATGTCCTCTAATTTTGTAAAATCTTGAACCATTTTTTGAGCGCCACGTTGTTCTGGTGTAAGTCCATTATATAGAGACTCTCCTGCCATACGCTTCATTATATCGTCAATAGTAGTAATTGTGTCAGGAGCTATTAATGTTGGCTCATAAGTATTAGTTCTATATCCTGTATTTTCAACTGTTTTTCCTCCAATTTTCTCATGGACAAATGGAGCAAGCTTTCTATTACCTTTTACAAAGTCAATTTCAACGCTTTTAGTTGGAAATGTTTCAATTCTTCCAAAAAGTGTGTCTCTTAAAAAAGTTTTTGGCTTTGTAGCTCTTTCTACTGCTTTTAACATTGTTCTTGGATCATATAAATTAACTGGCATTATATTTTATCCCCTCTCTATTTTAAAAATATTCCTAGTTTTCTTAATGGCAGAATATAGTCCTCTATTAATTTACCTTCTGGTAAAACTACAGCTGATTTGTTAAATTCGCCTGTTAAATAAACTGGTATTTCAACAGAAACCTCTCCAGCTTCTACATCTATAGTTGAAAGTGCATATGCTTTGCTCGCATCTGCTGTTTGTCCTTCAGCTCCTTGAGTAAAAAACTCCTTTTTAGTTTCATCATAATAAATAACAGATAATTCCCTAGCACTTTGTGATGCTGCTAATATAATTGTATCTGTAACAACAGGCATTACATTTCCCGAAAAAATATTCTTTGGTGTATATTCTTCATAATTCATTATTTAATCCCTCCTTTTCCTAATGCTTTATCAAATAAATCATCAGCTTCTTTATTGTTATATTCTCCTTCTTTCTTATGCCCTGCACTTGATCCAGGCACTTTATTAACATTTGAATCTTCAATATCTGTTTCTCTATTCTTTAGGAAATTTTCTCCTGCTCCTTTTTGTGCTTTTATTATTTCCATTGCACAATCACCAGCATTTTTAACTTCTTCATATTTAGCTTTATTGGTTATTTCTTCAAATCCAACTGCCCCCAAATCGTCAATATCTTTAATTCTTTTTCTTTCCTCTTCTTTGGCAGCATTTACAACTTGATTATAAATGTCAGGATACTTATTTTTTAATTCTTGAGCATCTTTTATCACTTCTTCTTTTCCTCCTTGTTTATTTGTATTAAAAAAAGAATCTCCTT